TCTGAAACCCTTACAATATCTTTTAACATAATGTTGCCAATTCGACGCAACGGGAGATCCTACTATTTCTAAGATGTTGAAGTAGTTCATTGGCCTTGAAGTCATCGGAGTACCTGTTAACAACCACACTCTAGGTATGGTTTTGAGTAGGTCATTCATTAACTTTGTACGCTTGGCCTCGGTATGCGATATCATATGAGCCTCATCAATTATAGCTAAGTCAAATTTTTCATTAACTAATAACTTCAAGTCATCACTCACTTCTTCTTCCATATTCTTCTCATCTTTCTCGGTTATGTGGAAATTTTTAAGAATATCGTAGTTTATAATATAATATTTAAAGGTTGACCCCCATTTTCGACCCTCAACTATCAGAATTTTTTCATCTGAATAGTTTTTTATCTCTTTTCGCCAATTGAGTTTAAGGGATGCGGGACAAACAACAAGAACTTTCTTCGCTTCTACTTCTAATGATGCAATAATGGCGCTTGTGGTTTTTCCCAATCCCATATCATCAGCTAAAATAAACCTATCATTAGCCACGAGTTTTTCAATAGCGGGTATTTGATATTCCTTTGGTGGCCGATGGTCATATTTAGAATAATCTATAATGCGTTTTAACTTTTTTTCTGATGGCACAATCGCACCTTTTGGTATCCATATGGAGTGATTTTGTTCGGTATCAAAATATTTACCCCAGATATGAAATGCTTTATCTGATTCACATAATAACTTCTCGCACCATATTTTTTCAATGGTTTTTGTGAATAATTTTTCTTCTTTTAATTTTTGTCCAAATGATGTGGTAATGTCAATGTATTTTCTGGCAACTTTAGGGGTTATCTTATTGTATTTTAATACATAATCAGCTTGTGGGCGTGTTAAATTGAAGCTCTTATTATTTAAAAACCTGGTTCTCCATTCTATCAATTGATTGTTAGCACCTTCATATGTTGATAGAATGTTTCTTGCCTCTATTTCGGGAATCTTTGTCTCCATATATAAATTATAACTTAATATACATAATTAGATTGGAAAACTAAAGTATTTATACATATGGAAAGCAAGTTGCCTATAACGAGGCTGAGCAAATTTTTCTCGGAAGATGATTTCGACCTTCACATACAGTTAGGTCAGGAATATCTTCATGGAGATCTTAATATGACTCTCGTTCTTTATCGGGTCGATAGAACACGATCTGAGACTGATGACGTTTATGGAGAATCAGGAAAAGATCATATTAGTGTATTACCACCTGTTGAATTTAATGGACTGGTAAAAATAGTTGAACCTGAAAACAAGTCGTATAAAACAGGTCTTTTAAGATTTCTTGAGCCTGGTAATATGACGGTGTCTGTTTATATAAAACAATTAGAGGATTTAAAGATCGATATAAGGTTTGGTGACTATATCGGATATCCTGATAGTGAAAATAGAGTGAGGTATTATACTGTCTCAAATGATGGAAAAGTTACTGCGGATAACAAACACCACCATTTTGGATATAAACCATCATATAGAACAATAATTTGTGTACCGACACAAGAAAACGAATTTAGAGGAATTTAAATGACATACCCTAGAAAAAATGACATTTCCGTTTATACTCAAAAGGAAATTCTAGACAGAAGGCAAGAATTATTAGATAGAATAACCAAATCTGACTCCTATATGCCTGATCCCGTCTTACACGATGATTTGGATATGGGAATGTTAGAGTTCGTTAAAACGAATCTAAAGGTCATTTCTAACGGTGAACAGATTCCGATTATTCCGAAAATTTTAACAATACAAAGATGGAGTGAGATCTCCAATAACTGGACATTTGCGGATGAAGATGGAAATATGAAAGTTCCGTTTATTGGAATTATACGAAGGCCAGATGTTCAGCCCGGAACGAATCCTGTTATTCAACGAACTATTCCCGATAGAAGAACATTTCATTATGCTACAGTTCCAACATGGAACGGTACGCAAATGGGGGCGGATGTTTATAAAATGCCGCAACCAGTTGCCATTGATATTAGTTTCGAGGTGACACTTGTTTGTAATCAATTCAGAGATTTAAATAGGTTTAATAAAATTGTATTACAGAAATTTTCATCCAGACAGGCATATACCACAGTAAAGGGACATTATATTCCAATTGTTATGGATAAAATTAGTGATAGTTCACCAATTGACGCATTAGAAAATCGTAGATTTTATGTTCAAACATATGATTTTACTATGTTGGGATTTTTAATCGACCCTGAAGAGTTTGAGGTTAAACCCGCAATAAGTAGATTGTTTTTATTACATGAATTTATAGACGCCAAAAACTACGAGAAGAAATTTATTAATTCAACGATTGATATTAAAACCGTTGTAATTACGGCTGACGGCACACAGACAGTATTTAGTGTTGGTGAAAAAATAACACAATTGTTTATTGTTTCAAAAAACGGTCAGGTTCAAAGACCTGATATTGATTATTTTTGGTTGGGACAAACATCGAGAATTACTTTTGTTATTGCCCCATCCCCTGGTGATAAGATAATGATTTCCTATTACGCTGGTAGAAGTAATGTTTTTCAAGATGCTTATGGTAACTTATTACACTTTGAATATCAAAATTTTACATATAACGAAGGTGATTATACATTCGATGTGGGTGATGTGATAAATAGTGTTATATACGTCACTGCTAATGGTCTTGTTCAAATAGAGGATGTTGGGTATACCTTTACGGGCAGCATCGTGACATTGCTTGATCCTTATAGTCAATTAATAGATCAGGATTCAATCATAATTGCATATCTGAGATAACATATATTATTCTCCATATATGTCTTTCTTCTTTTGAACCCTATTGATTTCATCGATCCATTTTTCAACAACTCGATACATTTTTAATCCGTTTTTTTCACAATGGGATTTAAGAAGTTCGTGATGCTTCTCGCTGATCTTGATATTTTTACTCTTACTTCTCATAGTAAAAGATAAATATAGATAAAAAAAGATAAATTACTATCTTTTAAATTTTTTATTCAGAAATCTTTGGGAAAAACAAAGATATTTATGATAAATAAGAATAAAATAAATAATTAACATAATAATCAATGGGAAATTCAAACAGAGTATTCGTTTCTCCAGGTGTATACACATCTGAGAAAGATTTAACATTTGTAGCACAAAGCGTTGGTGTTACAACATTAGGGTTAGTTGGGGAGACACTTAAAGGCCCAGCTTTCGAACCTATATTAATAACTAATTTTGATGAGTTCAAAACATATTTTGGACCAACATCACCTGAAAAGGATGGTAGTTCGGCTAAAAATCCAAAATATGAACTTCCATATGTGGCTAAGGCTTATTTACAAGAATCAAATCAATTATTTGTAACAAGAGTACTTGGTTTAACTGGTTATAAACCCGTAACAACTTTCGGTATCTCAACATTGGGGGGTATTAGTTATACTGTGGATTCGTTAGGAACAACTCTTAATGAAAGTGGAATAGAACCATCTGGACTGACTGCTAGTAGTTTTTACGCTGAATTATCAGGAAAAACTGCAACAACGGGAGATAGTGTAACTGACTGGATAGCAGCACAGTCATATACATCGGATGGACAATGGTTTACAATTGGTCTGGTTCCCCCTGAGGTTTTATCTTCACAAAATGGTACTGAAATGGTCGGTCCTATTGGCGACACCATAGGATTTACGTGGTCTAATTATTATACCAATATAACAGGAGCAAGTGTAACCGAAATATATTCTTATATTTTTGTATATAACATAGCGGGAACATTTACTATATCACGATTTCCTTATGAGGACGCCGCAGTAAATAATTATGATGGTTTAGTTGTTGCGGCTTTGAGACCGAGAGGACATTATTCAAGTCCTTCTTCATTAACATTAGAGGTGACAACAGATGGTAATGTTACATTAACATCAACTTCTCTTGAAAGTGATCCGATGGGCGAGTTTACAATTAATATCGTTAAAGAAGACGCCGATACGAGAACATTCACATGTTCTTTAGATCAAACATCATCACATTATCTATCGAAAGTATTAGGAGTGGATGTTTATGATAAGAATTATAGTGATTATCCTCTTTATGTATACGAATCATATCCAAATTTGGTTAGCGCTCTTGCAGATCGTGGATTAATTAGAGGTTTAAGTTTGGATGTTGTATACCACGCGAATGAAGATGACTTCTTGAGGGAGTGGGACACCCCAGCATCACCAATGGTTGTTTCTGAAGTACGTGGTGGAAAAGTTGATGAATTATT